ATGGAATTGTTTATGGGGACGCCCAGCGAGAAGCAGAGGGAGTTCCTGAAGTGTGAAAAGAAGTACATCGCCTTCGGTGGGGCGAGAGGCGGCGGAAAAAGCTGGGCGGTGCGGTGCAAGGCCAAGCTGCTGGCATTGCGCTATCCCGGCATACGGCTGCTGCTGGTACGGCGGACGATGCCGGAGATCGAGGCGAACCATCTGGTGTTCCTGCGGCGGGAGCTGGCGGGGGCGGCGGTGTACCGCGCAGGGGAGAAGCGGTTCGTATTCGGAAACGGGAGCGTTTTGCAGTTCGGGTACTGCGCCAGCGACAGGGACGCGGAACGGTATCAGGGCGCGGAGTACGACGTGATATTCTTCGACGAGGCCACGCAGCTGCAGGAGCGGTGGATGCGGCAGCTGGCGGCGTGCGTGCGAGGGGTGAACGGGTTTCCCAAGCGCATTTACTACACGTGCAATCCGGGGGGACCGGGACACGGGTACATCAAGCGGCTGTTCATCGACAGGCGGTATGAGCCGGGGGAGAACGGGGAGGAGTATGCGTTTATCCCGGCGCGGGTGACGGACAACGGGGCGTTGCTGGCGCAGCAGCCGGAGTACGTGAAGCAGCTGGAGTCGCTGCCGCCGAAGCTGCGGGCGGCGTGGCTGGAGGGACGGTGGGACGTGCTGGCGGGGCAGGTGTTTCAGGAGTTCACCGACGACCCGGAGCACTACGCGGACAGGCGGTGGACGCACGTGATCAAGCCCTTCGACATTCCGAGGGAGTGGAATGTGTACAGAAGCTACGACTTCGGGTACGCGAAGCCCTTCTCCTGCGGCTGGTGGGCGGTGGACTTCGACGGGTGTGTGTACCGGATCGCGGAGCTGTACGGCTGCACCGGAACGCCGGATGAGGGCGTGCTGTGGACGCCGGACCGGCAGTTTGCGGAGATCCGGCGGATGGAGGAGGAGCACCCGTACCTGCGGGGGAGGACTATACACGGTGTTGCCGACCCTGCTATTTGGGACGCCAGCCGAGGGGAGAGCATCTATGAGACGGCGTTGAAGCACCGCGTATACTTCGTGAAGGGGGACAACCGGCGGATCCCTGGGTGGATGCAGATGCACTACCGAATGAGCTTCGACGAGGAGGGGTATCCCATGCTGTACGTGTTCGAGGGGTGCAGGGCATTCATACGGACGGTGCCGGGGCTGTCGTACAGCACCACGGCTCCGGAGGACGTGGAGACAAGTCAGGAGGATCACGTGGCGGACGAGAGCCGGTATTTCTGCATGATGCGCCCCATCGCACCGCGAACGGGGGCGTGCGGGAGAAAAATATTTTGAAAAATAGAGAGGGTGTTGCACGTTTGTGGGCAACAGAGGGGCGGTGGGGGCGTGGGGACAGAACGTGAAAGGGAGGTGCTCGCATGGAGCGGGAGACGACCGTGACGGAGAAAAAGCCGGGCATGGACGGCGCACCGGTAAAAATCGGCGCGGCGGAGGTACGGGCGGCGGCAGAGGTGCTGCGGCGATACCGGTTGGGAAAGCAGAATCTGGACAGGCGGATCATCGACAACGAGCAGTTTTGGAAGATGCGCCACTGGGAGCAGATGGAGAAGGCGGGGGAGGGAGGCAATCCCGGCGACCCGCAGCCTGCCAGCGGGTGGCTGGTGAACTGCATACTCAACAAGCACGCAGACGCCATGGACTGCTATCCGGAGCCTACGGTGCTGCCCAGAGAGCCGGGGGATCGGCGGGAGGCGGAGGAGTTGAGCCGCATCCTGCCGGTGATACTGAAAAATAACCGGTTCAAGAAGGCGTATTCCCAAGCGTGGTGGAACAAGCTGAAGTCCGGGTGCGCCGTGTACGGCGTGTTCTGGGACGCGGGGAAGCTCCACGGGCTGGGGGACATCGAGATACGCAGCATGGACGTGCTGAATCTGTTCTGGGAGCCGGGGGTACAGGACATCCAGGAGTCGGAGAACTTCTTCTGCACGGAGCTGGTGCCCAACCGCAGGCTGGAGAGACAGTGGCCGGAGCTGGAGGGCAAGCTGGGAAGAAGCGGCGTGCAGGTGAGCCGGTATCTCTACGACGACAAGGTGGACACGTCGGAGCAGTCGCTGGTGGTGGACTGGTACTACCGCACGGAGGCGGACGGCAGAGAGGTGCTGCAATACTGCAAATTCGTGGGGGAGAACGTGCTGTACGCCACGGAGAACGACCCGGAGGCGGCGGAGCGGGGCTGGTACGACCACGGGAAGTACCCCTTTGTGTTCGACGCGCTGTTTCCGGAGGAGGGGACGCCCTGCGGGTACGGGTATGTGGATCTGTGCAAGTCGGCGCAGAAGCAGATCGACCTGATGAACCAGGCCATTCTGAAAAACACGCTGGCAGCCGCCACACCGCGGTTCTTTATCCGCTCCGACGGCGCGGTGAACGAGAACGAGTACGCCGACTGGACGCGTCCCTTCGTGCATACCAACGGGAATCTGGGTGCGGATTCCATCGCGCCGATACGGGTGCCCGCCCTGGACGGCGTGTATGTGGCGGTGCTGCAGAACAAGATCGCGGAGATGAAGGAGACGGCGGGCAACCGGGACGTGATGAGCGGCGGCACCGCCGGCGGCGTGACGGCCGCCACCGCCATCGCGGCGTTGCAGGAGGCCGGCGGGAAGCTGTCGCGGAACATGATCGACGACGGGTACGAGGCGTTTTCCCAAGTGCTGACGCTGTGCATTGAGCTGGTGCGGCAGTTTTACGACGTGCCCCGGCAGTTCCGGCTGCTGGGGAAGGACGGCGGGACGTTCACCAGCTTCGACAACAGCCGATTGCAGCCGAGGGCATTGCTGACCGGCGGCTATCGGGTGCCGGAGTTCGATCTGGAGGTGATGGCGCAGGACGAGACGCCTTACCAGACCATGGAGTACAACCAGCTGGCATTGCAGCTGTTCCAGATGGGCTTCTTCCGCAGCGATATGGCAGAGCAGGCGTTGCGGTGCCTGGAGCTGATGCAGTTCCGCAACAAGGACACGCTGGTGGAGGTCATCCGGCAGGGACAGAGGGAGAACGACCAGCGGGAGTGGCTGACGGAGTCGCTCCGCAGGGCGGTGACGCTGCTGGACAAGAGCCAGGGCACCCATCTGGGGGAGATGCTGGAGGGAGAGCTGCAGAGCCACGGGCTTGCCGCCGGCAGGGCGGAGACGCGCCGCAGCAGCGCGGTGACGCGGCAGCGGCAGAGCACGCGGCAGGCGGTGCGCCCCCGATGATACGGGCGCGGTGCGGCAGGAACCGTCTGGTGATGGGCGGCCATGCCGGGTACGGAGAGCACGGGAAGGACATCGTATGCGCGGCGGCATCCGCGCTGGTGTACGCGCTGGCGGAGGTACTGCGGGAGACGGGAAGGCTGGCGGAGGCGGTCATGGAGCCGGGCCGGGCGGAGGTGACGGGCAGAGGGGAGTGCTGCCGGGAATTCGCCATGGCGCGGTGCGGGCTGGAGATGCTGGCGAGGCAGTATCCGGAGAGCGTGGAATTGGGTCGTGACCTACCACGGGAAGGAGGCTCGGAATGGACGAGCGGGAGATGACCACGCAGGAGAACGCGGAGGAGAGAACGGGCGGTACGGCTCCCGACGCCGGGGAGCAGGAGAAGGACGCCGAGGAGGGCTTCGAGGCACTGATACGCGGCAAGTACAAGGAGGAGTTTGACGCGAGGGTGCGGAGGATCTTAGACGGAAGGCTGCGGGGACTGCGGCAGGAGAACGAGAGGCTGCGGCAGGCGGCGGCAGAGGCGGAGATCGTGGGGCGGCGGCAGCAGGAGGAGCAGCTGCGGTGCGCCATGGAGTTCGCGGTGCGCCGTGCGCGGCAGCAGCTGGTGCAGTCCATCGCCAGCGGCGGCAGCCGTGTGGCGGAGAACGCCGGACGGCGCAGGAGCGTCAGCCGGTGGGACCCCAGAGGGTTGAGCGGCGAGGAGCTGGCCGCCATACGGAAGCGGGTGCAGAGCGGGGAGAAGATCCGATTTTGAGAGAAGCCCCGCGAAAGCGGCGCGGCTGCCTGCCGTGGCGCAGGAGAAGCACTTGAAAATGCGAAAGGAGAAAGGAATATGGAGATGAATTTGCAGATGTTTGCGGAGAACACCCAGACGACCGGTGGTCTCAGCGCGGAGATGAAAACCTATTACGGCATGGAGCTGCTGGAGAATGCCAAGCCCCAGCTGGTGCACAACCAGTTTGCCGCCACGAAGGGGCTGCCTACCGGCGGCGGCAAGACCGTGGAGTGGCGTAAGTTCGGCGCATTCGACAAGGCGTTGAAGCCCCTGTCCGAAGGCGTGACACCCGACGGCAGCGGGATCTCCGTCAGCTATATCACCAAGGAGCTGGCGCAGTACGGCGACTACACCACCGTGTCGGATATGCTGGATCTGACCGCCATCGACGACGTGGTGCTGGAGATCACCGACCGCCACGGCAGCAACATGGGGCTGACGCTGGATACGGTGACGCGCAACGAGATCCAGCAGGGCAAGCAGGTGATCTACGCGCCCAAGCTGGGCAGCGACGGCACCAAGACCGAGGTGACGAGCCGCAGTGCGCTGGACAAGGACTGCCGCATGACCAGCGAGCTGGTGGCGAAGGCCGCCACCCAGCTGAAGAAGATGAACGCGCCCACCTTCGAGGGGAAGTACGTGTGCATCATCCACCCCAGCGTGGCGTTCGATCTGCGGCAGGACGAGGCGTGGATCGCGGCACATCAGTACGCCGGGGCAACGGAGCTGTTCTCCGGCGAGATCGGCGAGCTGCACGGCGTGCGCTTCGTGGAGACCACCGAGGCGAAGATCTATCGCGGGGAGCCTCTGGCGGCGAACAGCCGCACCCTGAAGGTGAAGTCCGGCGTGATGGACTCCACGGAGGTCACCTTTGAGGGCGGCACCGTGGCGGCGGACGCACTGGTGGGACGCTATGTGGTCATCGGCGGTACCCGTTGCAGGGTGGTCAGCAACACCGCCGCAAAGATGGTGCTCAGCGAGGCGGTGAGCGCGTCCGCCGGTGACGAGATCGCGCCCGGTGAGGGCGGCAAGGACGGCTGCGCCGTGTATGGCTGTCTGTTCCTGGGCAAAGGCGCATACGGCGTGGTGGATCTCAGTGAGGGCACGGAGGTCATCGTGAAGCCCCGCGGCTCCTCCGGCACCGCCGATCCGCTGGATCAGCGTTCCAGCGTGGGCTGGAAGGGCGTGCACGCCGCCGCGATCCTGTACGATGAGTACATGGTGCGCGTGGAGTGCGGCAGCAGCTATTCTGAGGAGGACAAGTCCAACTGACGAAAGGCGGCGGGAGGGGGCGCACCCCTCCCGCCGGGAGGCGGAACGGCGAAAGGAGAGAGGCTGGTATGAAGGAAAAAATGGTGACGGTGACGCTGCCGCGCGGCAGAAAGCAGGAGGAGAACTTCGTGATCGTGTCGGTCAACGGCAGAAGCTGGAAGATCATGCGCGGCGTGGAGGTGAAGGTGCCCCGCTGTGTGGCGGAGGTGCTGGAGAACGCGCAGATGATGGCCGAGGAGGCCAGACGCTACGTGGACGAGAGAGCGTCCTGAGGTGGCGGAGATGGCAAAGACGACGGCGGGGCAGGTGCTGCAGCGTGTGGACGCGCTGCTGCCCAACAGCTGCGAGAAGGCGGAGAAGCTGCGCTGGCTGGCGCAGGCGGAGGGGTTCGTGCTGCGGGAGATCTGCCGGGAGACGGGGGATCTGCCGGAGATGACCGAGGGCACGGCACTGACGGCGGAGCCGCCCTTCGACGAGATGTACCGCCATTACGTGGAGTCGCAGATCCACTATGCCAACGGGGAGACAGGGCGGTACAACAGTGCCGCCAGCCTGTGGAACAACGGATTTCTGACGTACCGGGACTACCGTGCCCGCAGGGAGGTGCCCGAGGGCGGCGCGGCGGTGCTGCGCCTGTGCTGAGAGGAGGCGGGGAGGATGTATTTTCCGAAGCTGAAGGCGGCGGCGCAGCAGCACGCGGCGGTGGAGCGGTTCGGCGGACTGGATCGCAGGCCGGGGAGCGGCGCGGCGTGTCCGGCGGAGATGGAGAACCTGTGGAGCGGCGGATACCCGGCGTTGGAGACGCGCCCCCGGCGGAGCACGGCGGGGCTGCTGACGAAGCCCTACGGCGTGGCGGAGAAGGACGGACTTTTCTGGGTGGACGGCAACGCCATGTACGCCAACGGTGTGAAAACGGGGCTGGTGCTGACGGAGGGGGACAAGCAGCTGGTGAGCATGGGGGCGTACCTGCTGGTGTTCCCGGATAAGAAGTACATCAACACCCAGAGGCTGACGGAGTTCGGCAGCATGGAGAACGTGCGGGAGAGCGAGGGCACGGTGACCTTTTCCCTGTGCGACGGGAAGGGGCGCGCGCTGGGCAGCTACTCCGTGGGGACGGAGGCTCCCACGGAGGCCACAGCGGGAGAGCTGTGGCTGGACACGGGGCTGTCGGTCAGCGTGATGCGGCAGTATGACGGCAGCACGTGGGCGGAGATGACGGACGTGTGCACGAGGATCGCCGCCACCGGCATCGGCAAGGGGTTCGCCGTGGGGGACGGCGTGACGGTGGCCGGGTGCGGCACGGTGGAGCTGAACGGGCTGCACAGCATTCGCGCCGTGGGGGACAATTTCCTGGTGGTGCCGGCTCTGTGCAGGACGCTGGACAGCCAGACGGCGACGGTGACGGTGATACGGAGCATCCCGGACATGGACTTCGTGGTGGAGCAGGGAAACCGGCTGTGGGGCTGCAAGTACGGCATCGTGAACGGGCAGGCGGTGAACGAGGTGTACGCCTGCGCGCTGGGGGATTTCCGCAACTGGAACAGCTTTCAGGGGCTGAGCACGGACAGCTATGCGGCGGCGAGAGGCTCGGACGGAGCGTTCACCGGGGCGGCCGCCTGCATGGGCGGCGTGGTGTTCTTCAAGGAGGACTGCATGGAGCGGGTGTATCCCGCCGCCGGAGGCGGGCACCAGATCGTGACGGTGGCGTGCACCGGCGTGCGAAAGGGCGCGGGTCGCACCGTCGCCGTGGCGGACGGCGTGGTGTACTACCTGGGGAACGACGGGGTGTATGCCTTTGACGGCAGTATGCCGGTGTGCGTATCCCGCGCGCTGGGGGAGAACCGGTACGTGGGCGGCACAGGCGGCGGCGAGAGCGGGCGGTACTGGCTGTCCGCCAAGGACGCAGAGGGGGGCTTCGAGCTGCTGGTATACGACACCCAGAGGAAGCTGTGGCACCGGCAGGACGCCACGGAGGTGGTGGGCTTTGCACGGAGGAACGGGCACATGCTGCTGCTGCGCCGGGACGGTATGCTGCTGGACAGCAGCGGGAGCGTGGGGCAGAAGGAGAGTGCCGTTGCGTGGAGCGTGCAGAGCGGAGAGCTGGGAGTGTATACGCCGGAGCACAAGTACCTTGTGCGGCTGGAGCTGCGGCTGCGCTTGGAGACGGGCGCGGCGGTGAAGGCGTATATCAGCTACGACGGCGGCGCGTGGGAGCAGGTGGGCAGCGTGACGGGGACGGAGGAGCAGACCCGCGGCGCGGTGCTGTATCTGCGTCCCCACCGATGCGGACAGCTGCGGCTGAAGCTGACGGGCAAGGGCGGCTGCCGCCTGTACAGCGCGGCGGCGGTGTATGAGAAGGGAAGTGAGAGGCTGTGAGTACACTTCCCATGCCCATGGCACCGGCGGGGTCGGTGCAGGAGCAGGTGACGCAGCAGTATCTCTATCTGGTGCAGATGAGCCAGCAGCTGAATCTGGCGTTGGGACAGCTGGAGGAGCTGGGCGGCGGCGCGGGGACCGCCTCCGCCCAGCGGCAGGCGGGACGGTACACCGGGAACAGGGACACCGCGGCGGCGCAGGAGCAGTACGATACGCTGCGGAGCATGATCGTCAAGACGGCGGAGCAGGTGAAGAAGGTCACGGAGGAGTTGACGGCGAGGCTGGAGGAGGAGTACGTGGCAAGCTCCGATTTCGGCAGCTACGTGGCGAGGCTGAGTGCGTATCTGGAGGCGAATCCGGAGGCGGTGACGCAGTATTACAGCTTTTTCTCCGACCTGCGCGCCGACGTGGAGGCGGTGGACGCCGCCTTTGCCCACTACAAGGTGGACACGGAGGGGTACATCCGCACGGGTATCGTGTACTACGACAACGACATGCCGGTGTACGGCGTGGCGGTGGGACAGGGGCTTATGTGCCGGGAGGTGGACGGACAGAAGGTGGTGGAGCAGAGCAACTTCCGGGCGGTGTTCACCGCCACGCGGCTGTCCTTCTGGCAGGACGCCACGGAGGTGGCGTATGTGTCCAACAACCAGCTGTACATCACCGACATCACGGTGCTGGGCACCGTCTGTATCGGCGAGTGGAGCGTGGAGGCGGCGGAGGGCGGACTGGCCTTCCGGTGGATCGGAGGGTGAGTAAGTGAGCTATACGGCATTGGACAGCATCCAGTGGGGCGGAACGCCGCGGATCGGAGTGCGGTTCGGCTACGACAGCCGCCGCAGCGGGAGTGCCATGCAGTACCGGATCTATGTGACGGTGGAGCCGCTGACGGGGGCTTCGTACTTCGGATACCCCATCTATCTGTCGGTGTATGTGGACGGGAGCTGCGTCAGCAGCGGGTACACGCTGAAGGCGGCGTCGCCCAACCGGTGGAGCAGCAGCATCGAGTACGACAGCGGCTGGGTGACGGCGGCGGGGGCGTCCGGCTCCGCGCCGCTGACCATACGGCTGTACAGCGGCTCCGGCTCCACCCGCGACGACAGCTACGGCTACGCGCTGCCGGTGGAGAGGGTGGAGTCCATCGGGGATTTCTCCCTGACGGCGGGAGACGCGGTGGTGGGACAGACGGGGACGCTGACCATCACAAGACCGGGGTACGGGTACAGCTTCGTGTGTACCTACGCGCTGGGCACCGCCTCCGGGAGCATCGGCGATCTGCGGACGGTGAGCAGCAGCAGCGGGCGCGTGGTGTACCAGTGGACGGTGCCGGAGAGCCTGGCGCATCAGATCACGGCGTCCACATGGGCGAGCGGCACCGTGACGGTGAAGGTGTACAGCGGCGGGACGCTGGTGGGCACGCTCCGTGCGCCGTTTACCGCCTATGTGCCGGAGAGTATGCGCCCCGTGGCGACCTTGCAGGTGTCGGTGGTCAACGACGACGCGGCGGTGCGGGACTGGGGACTGTGCATACAGGGCGTGAGCCGGCTGGAGTACACGGTCACCGCCAGCGGGCAGGGCGGTGCGTCCATCCGCACGTGCCGGTTCCGCTTCGGCGGGCAGGAGCTTGCCGGGAGCAGCGGCACCACGGGGCTTATCGGCGTCAGCGGCATACTGGTGCCCACGGTGACGGTGACGGACAGCCGCGGGAGGTCGGTGACGGTGCAGGGCGAGGCGGTGACGGTGTGGGAGTACCATCCACCGGTCATCACTGCCTCGGCGGTGGTGCGGTGCGGCATTGATGGCACGCCGCAGGACGACGGAGCCTATTTGAAGGTGAAGTGCGCCGCCGCGTGCTCGCAGATACAGACGCGGAACAGCGTGCAGATCCGGGCGCGATTCCGCCCCATGGGGGGCGCGTGGAGCGGCTATACGGAGCTGCTGGGCGGCTTGGAGCAGCTGCTGGGCGGCGGGCTGAGCCCCACGACCTCCTACGAGGTGGAGCTGAGTGCCAGAGACACGGTGGGGCATATACGCACGGTGCGCTACACCGCCTCCACCAGTCAGGTGACACTGCACCTGCACAGCGGTGGAAAGGGCGCGGCCTTCGGCAAGTACAGCGAGACGGCGGGGCTGGAGTGCGCGTGGCCGGCGGTGTTTTACGGCGATGTGGCGGTATCCGGCGGGCTGACGGTGAACGGACAGCCCTTGGAGGCGGCGGTGTTCCCGGTGGGCAGCGTGCGTCTGACGGACAGCGCGGCTCCGCCGGACATCGGCACCACCTCATGGCAGAGCGTGGAGACGGGGATCGCCGGTGTGTACGGCTGGCGGCGCGTGACATAAGATAAGGGGAGGACGAGAGATGGCATCGACATACACGATGGTGGCTTACGGCTCGCAGGGCAGCGCGGTGCGGCAGCTGCAAAATGAGCTGAACAAGCGAGGGTACGGTCTTGCCGAGGACGGTATCTTCGGCAAAAAGACGAGAAGTGCCGTGCGGGACTATCAGAAGAAAAACGGACTGACCATGGTGGACGGCATCGCCGGTGACGAGACGTGGGGCAGCCTGCTGTCCGCGGCGGCGGTGCAGGAGCCGCAGCTTACGCCGACGGCGCAGGGCACCTTCGTGACGGCGGCGGAGAGCACGCCCCGCGCAGAGGTGACGGCGGGCACGGCGCGGCGGCTGCGGGAGCTGGAGCAGGGCTATACGCCCTCGGACGAGGTGACGGCGGCGCGGGCGTACCGGGACAGCGTGGCCGCCATGGAGCCGGGGGCGTACCAGTCCCGGTTCGAGGAGAAGCTGCAGGAGCTGTACGACCAGATCGCGGGACGTGAGGCGTTCGACTACGACCCGGAGGAGGACGAGGCGTACCGCCGGTACGCAAAGCTGTACGCCGCAAAGGGCGCGGCGGCTATGGAGGACACGTTGGGGAAGGCGGCATCCCTCACCGGCGGGTACGGCTCCAGCTATGCCCAGAGCGCGGGACAGCAGGCGTACAATGGCTATTTGCAGGAGCTGGCGGCTCTTGTGCCGGAGCTGCGGCAGGCGGCGTTGGCGGAGTACCGGCAGGAGGGGCAGGCGTTGGCGGATCAGTACAGTATGCTGTCCCAGCGGGAAAAGAACGACTACGCCCGCTATCAGAACGAGCGCGCCGACTGGCAGAAGCTACTGGCGGCGGCGCAGGACGAGTACGAGAGCGCGGACAGCGGCGACAGAAAGCTGTACCAGACGCTGCTGGGACATTTTTCCGACAAGGCGGAGCAGGAGAGGAAACTTTCCGCCTCCGGAGCACGTCTTACAGACAGCGGGGACGGCACCAGCGGCGGTGAGAGCCTTAGCTCCACGGCGGCGGACAGTTTGCAGCGCGCAGTGCAGAACTATCTGAAGCGCGGGAACGGGGATCTGGCGCAAAGCCTGGCGTCGCGGTACACCGCACGTATGACACCCGCCCAGCGGCAGCGGTTCGAGAGACTGTTCAGCGGGTACGGCATGGCTCTTGCCTGAGGGCGCGGGGAAAAGTGCTTGCATTGAGGGGCGGCGTGTGGTATCATACGGAGGGAAAATTGCGAAGCGGCGGAAACGCCGCAGCGGCTCTCTGACAGAGGGAGCCGTGGGAAAGGAGAAGCA